GCTCCAGTGGCTCCTGAGAGCTTCATATAACCATCTACATAAATTTGCTCACCTAAAAATCTATCGCCACCCTCTATACGATTTTCTAATCCAACAAAGTCAGATGTAGTTATTCCACTATGAACAGTATTTACCGATGCATAATAAAGAGGGGATCCCATGACATCAGTTTGACCCACAGAAAAAGATTCTCTCACCGCAGTTGAAGATGTTATTTTTGCAGCAGTAGCGGTAAATCTCCATCTTGTCCATCTATCTGCAAAATGTGCATTTGGTTTACCTAGACTGAAGTTAGTTCCTCTTTGCCATATATCAAAATTACCATTAATCAATTGGTTATTTGATATAAAGATAGGATCTGGGGTAGTTCCTGCAGGTCCAGTTGGACCGACTGGTCCAATAGTTGGATATAGAGTAACGGCACCAGTTTGACCATTCACAGAAGTAACAAGAGAAGTTGCTGATGTTCCGTCTGAAATATCTATGGATCCAGTTACAACAAGATTACCTGAAACTGTAACACCTGGAATGGTTTCACTTAAACTTATAATTGCATCACCGGCATCAAATGAATTTCCAGTAGTTCCAATTACTACATCAATGCCATTTCCAGCAGAAACACCATAAATGGACATTAAATTTAATTTTTCTATGATTTCATTATTTTCTTTATCAACCCAATCATAGAATGTTGTGTTTGAATCTAGATCTGAAATTTGGTAGTAATTGTCTTCTACGCCCATTTATATTTCCTTAGAATTTTTCTATTACTTGAGCAACAAATGTTTTTGTACTATCTGTACCTAAAGTAAAATTGGCATTACTTATATGTAGTACGTTTCCACTAAAAGGCTTAGTGGTAGGTTTAGTCACAGAATTAATTAAAAATACATTATCACTTTTAGCTGTTTTTATTGTATCCCCTACTTCATAGGAGTTTTTATCAGAGACTTCTATTTCTGCTATTAGTGAACCTCCACCTGAAAATCTCTGAGAAGCAACTTTGCCTTTTTGATATTTAGATTTATTTTGAAGAGTTATAGCCGTTTTAATTTCAAACTCACTTGCAGTCGGAGCGGATCCCAGTAAATATGCTCCGGTTGTAATTTTAACATTATTGGATATAATTTTTGTCGGAGATGATTCAGTAAAAATCTTTACATTGGATTCATCTGTTATATCTTCAACTATACCAAAAGAATTGAAAGAGGTTTGTTCTATTACAGAAGATATATCAGATGAATTAGCAACTAATGTTATTAGGGCATATTTAGCTTGTAATAAATTCCTCATGTCAAATTGTTTATTGGAAGAAAACCCTATACTTATTGCATTATAAATTCTATTAATGTTAGCTGAAGTTTCTCTTCCTAAAGTTGCAGTTAAACTTGATAATAAATCAAAATCTCTATATCCAGTTGTTCCTATGTTTGTTACTTCTATGCCAATAATTTTGTATTTTTTATTTGAAATTGTAACATCAGGAGAAGATATTACTTGCGTTAGCAACTTTATTTTTGCTCCAGATCCTGTATCACTTAGAATTGGTATTTCTGGATTTTTATATGAAATACTAACATCTGATATTGAATTTATATCTATTTTCTTATAAAGAAGTTTTCCTTTATATTGAGATAGATCCAAATCAGGAACTGACATCCATAAATTATTTGTTGTTGTTATTCTACTCGTTGCAGGTAAAGTATAAAGATACAAATATTCGTAACCATCTGAATATTTTTGTATTCCCGAAGTATGTGTAGGTGTAGTTGTTGCTATAATTTTTTCGTTTTCTTGTGTCGTATTAAATGTACTATTACCAATCACAAGATATACATTATTATTTACAGTAATGTAAAAATTATTTAACGTATCTGTATATGAATTCCAGGTTTGATATGCAGTAGAGCCAAAAGAAATTTTCTTAGTGACTAAATCGACTTCTGATTTTTCTATTTTTTTGAAAAATGAAGCCTCTTCATATACTTTATTTCTTCTAGATTCGCTATCTGATGGAATGGTGGAACTATCTATAGAACCAAGATAAAATGACAATATTCTAGCACCGGATTTTACGGTGTTTACAAATTCAGAAGCATTCTTTACTGAAAGATTTATTGAACCTGTTGATACTGATGGCATATCTTATCCTATGTTAGCAGCTTGGAATATCAATATTTGGATTGTCTTCGTATGGTAAAAATAAGAATTCTGATATATTTATATTACCAAAGGCAGTTGCTCCTTTAAATGCCCAATTTGGATGTTCATATGTAGGCATGTTTGCTGTATTTGCCGTAATTCCTCTAGGAGGCGGAGAAGCAGAACTACAACCAGTTGTGTAATCTAAACTTCCAGTATCTCCCATATTATAAACAATATAGTTTCCTATTTTTGGAACTTCATATGCAGATGTAGTTATTCCTAATTCCGATTCGTTATATCTGAATAGATCAGAATCATCATTATTAAATGAATATTCTTGCAAACTTGAGGAAAATATCATTCCATATGGGTGTAAAAATTCTTGATATATGGCATCCAGCATTGAAATGTCTATCGTTTCCCCCGGAGCCACAAAATAAATTATTTCTAAATTTCCTGGTTCTACTTGATTTATTCCAACACTAATGATTTCATCAAACAAGGTAGAGAATAGAATATTCGATGCTTGATATGTACCTTTTCTTTGATACAAATCTACTTTAATATTTGTTAATAAATCAATTACATTTTGTACGTTTGGTGTATAATTATATAAACTAAAAATGTTTTTAATTCCTGGCATAGAACTGTTAAGTCCTGTTAAATATACATTTTCATCATAATTATATGGATCTATGTAATCAAAAATTTTGTTAGCGTATATTCCAGATAATTCAAAGCAATAATACCAATCATAATAGTGCTGTAAAAACTTCACTAATAAAGTTTTATTTTCTAGATCCTCATTCACCAACCACTGAGGTAAATAATTTTTTACATCAAATATACGTTCACATGCATCCTCTAAAATGAGTTCATTTGATTCGTTCCCTTGTGTTGATATAACAACTTTTGCATCATCAAATGCATCAGAGTAATTACCAGATCTATCAAATATTGTTGCGTAGTAATGAAGCATTTTTATCCTTCTGGTGCAGTTCCATAAACATAAGAAATACCAGCAATTCCTCTACTAGTTAAAAAATCTATTACTGTAGATGATGGTACTGAAAGATTTTGAATCGTAACATAAACTTTACCTAATTCTGATGAGCTTGTTGTTAAAGTTATATCAGTTTCAAGTAATGCATATTCTGCTTCTATCAGTGCTGATTTAATATCGGCTTCTGTAACTATTCTATTCTGGGCAGAAAAACTTCTTGGTATAAAAAATCTAAGGGAATCAGTGGATAGAGTTTCTCTGCCACCTGCACTCGTGCTATTTACAACTAAAGTAGATCCAGTATTTAATGTAGATGTATATGATATTTGATTTATTCCATTTCCCGATTCGCCACTTGGAATTAAATATGAAATTTTAACTTTTGTGTTCTCGTTAAATGAGCTGCCAACTGTTTCCCCTGTATCTGGATTTATCATTCCAGACACAAATCTAATATCATATCCAGAACCGTTTGATTCCAAATAATATATTTTATCATCAGAGTAAATATTTGACTCTACTATATTACCCCTCCTATATGGTTGATAAACACCCGTATTATCAATATCAACTTCAACTGTTAGTGTTCTAAAATCAAAATTTTGAGTTGGGATAAAACAAGATTGACGACTCAGATTTACTGTAAAATCTTGTCCAATAACAGCACTTTGGGCTTCATATAAATTAAAAGTTGCAACGTAATTAGTACCATCATTATCAAAATTAACTTCATTTATATTATAAAAATTTCTAACAATACCGTTTGTCAATCTACCTTCAAATTTGGAATATGGTCCAATTGTTATTGGAGTATTTGGATTACCTGAAATTGGTTCTGTGATTGTTATATTAGTAGTAGCAGAATATCTATTCTGAATAGAAAACCCATGAAGTTTTGCATGTGATCTCAATGATTCTAATTTTTGGGCAGAATCCAAAAACATTTCATTTACTAATATATTCTGAAAAACTATTTGGTAATAGGTGTTATATGCCATTAGGTCTAGAATTGTAGAAATTGCAGAACCTTCATAATCAAAATCGGTAAAATATTCTTTTGTTGAGATATAATCAATCAATGATTGTTTGATATCATTAAATTCTAAATTAGAAAGATTTATAGGAGGTATTGCCATTTATCAATCCTTAGCTTGTGGTTACGGTTGTAGTTTCAGTTACAGTCTCACCAGACTCAATCGAATATTCATATTCAATTATTATTTCTGCTCTGGTTCCACTAGTATTTAAGGAAACTTTATTTAATTTTACTCTTGGTTCATTTGTTCTTATAGCAGTATCAATATCACTCAAAACAGTCATACTGGTATCACCACCATATTCGAATAAAATATTTTGAGTGGACGCCCCAAACAAATAATTAAAGGATTTTTCTCCCTTTAAAGTTAAAATGATATTTTTAATAGATTGTTTTATTGAAGTAGAATCTTGTACTATATTTAAATCCCCTGTAAAGGGATTTCGACTAAAACTAAAATCTATATCTTTATACTTTGCCATAAAACTATTTATTATCCTTTTGGTTCTTCAAGTGCTGGAATACCATCTCTAATTAAAATTAAATCCATTTTATGGTTAGAATTACCTGATATAACATGCTTTATAGTTGAAACCATCCAATATCCTGTGTATTTCATATATTGGGCAGTTACGTTTGCATATATTCCATATTTTCTTACAATTTTATCCAATTGCTGTTCAAACGGTGTTGGCTGCAATAAATCTAATTTGACTAAATCGCCTGGTCTTATTGATATGTCTCCCTTTATACTAATTGCAATTTGTTGAGAAACTAATGCGGCTTTATGTGCCAGTGATATAAGAGGAACATATCCAGGGGTATCCCAGAAACTAGATACTGTTTTATTAAATCTTAAATAATAACTATATTTTTCACCTATACAAGGACAATTACAGCTGAATGGAGAATTTGGATCTTCTAGATCACATCCCAACCAATCATCACCTAATTTTTCTGATATAAGTGAGCATTCTGAACTATTTTGTAATAATGAATCTAAATATGAATCTTTAGGTTCATCGTATGTTATTCCGCCACTTCCTCCACTAGGTCCAGAACTATCTTCTATTGCATTTCTAAGTGCTTCTTCTGCTTCATTTTTGGAACCAAAAATAGAAACTAATTCAGAAATAATTATTTCATTTCTTACTATATCTCCTATTGGACCTTCGGGTGCGTCGTCTATTCGAGTATCGAATACTGCTTTTATGATTGCATGTTTTTCTTTATTTTCATCTGATTCCCATTCCTCTATTATTTTTTGCCATTCACTATATTTAAATTCATTCAATCTATTCATTAAAGCATCTAAAGATATAACCTCACTTGAATAAGGTCTAAGATCACCGCAGGGACAATTGCATAGAGGATCATCTTCAGGACAATCTAAATTATAAACAGGTCCATCTGGATTAGCACACAAATAGGATTTATTCAAAGAATGTTGGGTTTCTACATATACAACCTTTTTCTTTGGAATATATTCTGTTAGTATTTTTATAATTTGATAATCTGCGTTTGTACTACTCATAATTCGCATTCTCCGCTACAATTACCGTCGTGTGCATTCTCAGATGAGAAGTAAAAGAATCTCTTTTGGTTTGTTTCAAGTGGGTAATTTCTTGGTTCCATACCAACTTTCATTAAATCATCATATGACACTGAGGAAAGTTTCACTATATGACCAAATGGAATAGCAGAACATCCCACTCCACCAGTCTCTACTGGTTTATATCCACCAATAGGCATCATATCAAATGAACTTGGATATTCTGTTAGATCAGAATTTGCGTTTATACCAGGACCAATTAAATTTTCTCTAAATTCAGTTTGTTCTGAAAAATCATTTTGATATATGGAACCTGGAACATTACTTTCTCCATAATCAATGGGCGACCTTTGATAATAAACTATATCAGCACTCGCTCCAGTAACGCTTGTTTGAGATGGGAATCCCTCGCCTAGTAGATTTCTATTCATTATTTCATTTAAATTATACGCACCGCTATAATTTGAAGTTACTCCTCTAATTGCGTTTGGTTTTTCTACAACTAAGAAAGGAGAATATTGACTATTATGAAAAGTCAAAGTTAACCCTTCAGCAGAAAACCCCTTAAATAAATGCTTTATGCTATCCCAAGAAGAAGATCCAGTTACCCCATCATATAATGCATCATCGTAATATAAAGGATGGAAATATATGACACCGGAATAATAGCCTCCTCTTGTAGTTCTGTTATAAGAAGTTTCTAGATCAATATGAGGAGTGTATGCAATTTTCTCATCTGGATCATAGAAATAACTGGCATTTAACCCTCTTGGTCCGGTTATTTCTGCTTCATATAAATCCTGGTCTGAAGTAGGAAGTTCCTCTGGTTCATTTCCAGTAAATCCAAATCCTGCAATAAATCCCACTTCTGCTTTTGGAATTATATACACCTCAGCCCAAGCATACCTATAAATGTTTGGAGCAATCTTCTTATGATCTTTAATTATTACTAGTCGATCCTTATCAGTTTCAGTTGTGCCGTCACAGCATATGGAATAACGATATAAATTCCATTTCTCTTTATATTCCAATGCTTTTCTATATAAAGCTTTATATCTAAAAGTTTCTGCTTTTATTTGTTTTAATTTTCTTAAAACACTACAATCATCCATTGTAGATTCTACATTATCACCAGAAGTACCAGAAAATGTCCCCATGACATCTACACAATCAAACATTTCCTGCCACATGCCATCTTGATATAAATTATAATCAGATAAGTCTGGATTATATTCTAAGTTTTCAAGTCTTCCATCAAAAGAGACTGAATCTACATCATAACCCTTTCCGATTATTCTATACAATTCTTTTTTGTCATTATATTGACGACTTTCATAATTACCAAATAATCTATCTTCTATTTTTAGTTGTTCATTCTTTCTACTTTTAACCCATTGGTCGAGTGTTATACCGTCTCCCTCGATTGGATCATATACAACCTCTGGAAGTAATCTTTTTTGTTCTATAATTGGACTGTAATCACTTGCATAGTTATATTCATAAAATGTTTCTTTATATTTTGTTTCATCACTTAAGAATCTTGCGTAAATATCATCGTAATTTGGTTCTATCCTAGTGTAATAAGAATACAACATTCCATCTGAAAATGCTTTTGATATAGAAAAATCAGAAATTACGTCTAATCTTCTTATTCTACCACCACTCAACACATCTTGATTAAATGTAAATTCTTTTATTTCCTTTGATTTTGCATCTGAAACCATTTTGGTGGCACTTTTAAAGTGCCATCCATTCAAGTCTTGCCAAAAAAAGTAATTAGACCATCCATACTTACTAAAGGATGTACCAGTATCGTTTTCATTTTTAACATCATTTGATTTTTTCCATGCATATTTTGTTGCATAATTTATCAATTGAAGCAAATTCATATTCTTTGTTATTTTTTTATTCGGATATGTAAATCTT